GCTAAAACAGGACTTTCAAAACTCGCTATCTTTGCTGATGACGTAGAGGGTGAGGCTTTATCAACGCTTGCTCTCAATATCAAGCTAGGCAAACTTCAATCCGTAGCCGTTAGAGGACCTAACTTTGGTATTAAACGCAAACAGTATTTAGAAGACATCGCTACTATCACGGGAGCTACGTTCTTTTCAGATGAGACAGGCCGTAGCTTTGAGACTATTACCCCAGAAGACTTTGGCAAGTGCGAGAAGGTAGAATCAACCAAAGATCATACAACTGTAGTCAACGGAGCAGGTGATAACGATCTATTAGAAAAGAGAACCGTATCACTGAAAAAGGAATTAGAAGATACGAAGTCACCAATGGATCAGCTTATCCTCAAAGAACGCATTGCTAAGCTATCAGGAGGTATCGGAGTTATTAGAGTAGGTGCTTCAACCGAAACAGAAGCAACCGAAATCAAGCACCGTATCGAAGACGCTATTTGCTCAACGCGTTCAGCCGTAGAGGAAGGTATTGTCGCAGGAGGAGGTGTTGCACTACTCAGAGCTTCATCAAAGCTAGATCTAGGACTAACGGACGATGAAAAGCTAGGCTATGATATTGTCATGAAAGCTATAGAGTGGCCTCTTTACTGGATCGCTACCAACGCAGGCAAGAAAGGGGATCTCGTAGTAGAGGAAGTCAAAGCTCAAAAAGGTAACGCAGGCTATGACGCTTCAAGTGATACTTATGTAAAAGATATGTTAGCAGAGGGTATCATTGACCCTGCCAAAGTAACACGATGTGCATTGCAGCACGCACTATCAGCCGCTTCTATGTTCTTAACGACAGAAGCCACGATCTCACTAGACGAGAGCAAGGATGAATAGTTAGCCAAAAACTGCGTATATCCGCCGTCAATTGTCAGGCACTTGGGTGCTTAAGTAAAGGTAAGTAAAGATAAGATAAGTTAAGTAAAGATAAGATAAGTTAAGTAAAGTTATCCACATAGTAAAATAGTTTACTACTTAAATATAAGGTATAATATAAGAGTCTACTGAACGTACTGACAAGGGAATTACTAGCCAATCGCTTATCCTTATGTCCTACATAACAGAGACATAGTTATTCTGACTTACCATGGGTTGTATTCTTCAGCGGGTAGGATGGATAAACGATCGGGCCTTATGACTTGGGGAATGTCGAGCGCCCAGTGCTATCATGTGAAACTAAGAGAGCTTAACGGCTCTTTTTAGTTTATGTAATAAATGGTATAATCTAAAGGTAATAAAGGGAGAATTAAACACATAATAATATATGGCTAAACAATCAGACGATAAAGAAAAAGAATTGAATATTATTGATAAGCGTAAGTTCAATGGAGGCTATAGAGAAGGAGCAGGACGAAAGCCTTTTGTTGAGCTTACACAAGAGGAGAGAGAGGACTTAAAGAGACTAGCTCAAGCGGAGTTTTGGTTAGAGGCTTGTAGAGATATAGCTATCCCATACGTATTTGAATTAGTAGGAGACAGTAACGCAGGTGATAGAGTTAGATTTAGTGCAGCACAAGAGATTATTAACCGTGCATTAGGTAAGCCTAAAGAGAGACATGAGGTATCAGGCCCAGATGGTGAAGCTATTACTACAAGCCAGCTATTATCTCCAGAAGTCATTAAGATCCGCGAGGAGTACGAGGCTAAAGCTAAGAAGCTATTACTAGACTAATATGTTCTACGTCATTACCTACGCATTAGGAGTTATTACAGGACTACTCATTGCTTTCATGATTGAGCTGTTCACCCGTAAGCCTAGCGAAAGGAACCAGCCTATTAGCACTTATATTAAAAGCAAAGAGAAAGGGATTATTATAGAGAACAATCCCATTTATGAATCATTCATGAACTATGATACTTCACGAGATACGGAAGACACCCTCGTATAGTGGTGCTATTTGCAAGAAGGGCATTCTATGCGACTACTCAAGAGACTTTGATAGATCAGATGATTACGCAAAGGTTGACGTCTGTTCAAAGTGTGGCAAGAAGCAGATCTATCGAGTAAAGGACGGAAAGATCAATGACGCTAAGTACAAGAAGGATCACTTAAGAGATATAATCCAAAAGGGTTCAGGGCTTTATGAGATGGTCTATGGTGAATCTAGAGCTATGCACGCCATCAAGTCTAAAGAAAAGGCTAGCGCAGAACTAAAAGAGAACACGGCTGAAATGGTACGCAGAGCAATGATATTAGAGAACCAAGGCAAACTATAATGCGATCCAATGCTATCTAAGATATCTATTCATGCTTGGTTACAAGAGCATAGGATTAAAACAGAAAGAGGCGAGACCTTAGACTTTAAGGATCACGCCTTTTTATTTGATATCTATTCTGATCTAAGTCCGTTACAGGTGATAATGAAGCCAGCTCAAGTTGGTCTCACGCTCTTACAGATGATTAAGCTCTTCTGGGTAGTGTGGGCTTATAAGATCGAAGTTATTTATACAATGCCTACGGATAGCGATGTATCAACCTTTGTAGGCGCGCGTCTAAACTCTCTTATTAGGCAGAACCAAGTCATGCAGACGCTTACGCAGGATAGAGACACGATCGAGACAAAGAAGATTGGGGAGTCGATGGTTTATTTCAAGGGTACATGGACTAAGAAGGCTGCTATCTCCGTACCTGCTGATCTTGTGGTTCACGATGAGCTAGACGCTTCAAACCTTAATATCATTGAGGACTATGAAACACGTCTGAGACATTCAAAGTTTAAGTGGCGTTGGCTATTCTCTCACCCTTCCTATGAGGGAGTTGGTGCGCATAGATACTGGCAGCTATCAGATCAAAAGCATTGGTTCATCACTTGCGAGCACTGTAATAAGGAACAGTACATGGATTGGCCTGATTCTATATGCTTTGAACGTAAGGCTTATGTTTGTAAGTATTGTGATAAAGTCCTATCAGATGAGACTCGAAGACATGGCCGTTGGGTAGCTAAGTTTAATGATAGAGATTGGTCAGGCTATTGGATCAACTCCTTAATGTGCTCATGGATCACAGCTGCGGAGATCATTAGTAACTACGAGAACAAAGACGAGGAGTATTTTTATACAAAGGTTCTAGGGATTCCGTATATTGGTGAGGGTAATAAAATACCAGAGTCTCACTTTACAAAGAATCTTATTGATGAGCCGTTTGATATAGCGAATGAGAGAGTTATTATCGGCCTAGATACAGGGACAACGCTTTGGTACACCTGCGGTACTCGTAACGGTGTATTCAAGTGGGGTCATGCTTCTGGCTATGAGGAGATAGAAGACCTACTAAAGCGCTATCCAAGGTCTATCCTAGTATGTGATCAAGGAGGGGATCTTATCGCTCCGCGTAAGCTAAGAGAGAAATATCAAGGGCGTGTGTTCCTATGTCACTATGAGAAAGATAAAAAGACCATGCAACTCATTCGATGGGGAGATAAATCAGAGAGCGGTAATGTGAAGGTAGATCGAAACCGCATGATATCCATGATGATTGGTGAGCTAGATGATTGTCGCCTTACATTCTTTGGTACAAAAGAGTACTGGCAAACTCTCATAGACCACGCTGCTAATATGTACCGTGAAAAAGAGGACAACGAAGCATTGGGTACATTTGAGTACAGATGGAAACGCAGCGGTGACGATCACTTAATTCACGCCCTGCTCTATATGCGTGTCGGTATGGACAAGTTCGCTCAAGGCTTCGGTGCAATCATCAACCCTAACGATGAGGTAGCAACGGGCGTAACACTTGACGCTCAAGGTAATATGCCAGCTAAGCATTTTATGCTATAATATATAACAAACAACCTAACCTATGGACAAAATCCAAGCATACGCAACCGCCTTCACTGGTAAGAACGGAGTAGATACGCAAGACGGTATCCAACAAGGGGCAGTCGAAGCCCCTCTTGATGAGCTAGAGTTATCAATGGACGATTCAGAGCTTATTGCTTTGAAGAACCGATACACAGCCTCAAGCAAGGGTGACCCTGATATTGATCGTATCCGTAAGGAGAACTTTTCTTATTGGAAAGGAAACCCTAAATCATTACTTAGCTTGTGGGGTGACTCACGTCCTTTAGCTGATAACGTTATATTTGAAGCTATCGAGACACTTTTACCTATCGCAACAAAGAAGAACCCTGAACCAGTGGTAGACGGTGGGCAGGATGAAGCTGGCAAGCAATTAGCCGATGACGTACGTAAAATGCTTATCGCTAAGGCTGATGAGCTACGTCTTAAACTTGTCCTTAAGAAAGGTGTAAGACACTGGGCAATGAGCCGTATCGGTGTTTGGAAAGTAGGCTGGAACGACGCTATTGGTGAGATTGCTATTCAATCCGTACGTCCTGATAAGATAGTCCTTGATTCTAAGGCTATCATTGGTGACGATCTACAATACACAGGTGAGTTTATTGGTGAGAACCGTACAGACATGGCCTCCGTTCTTATCCAAAGATTCCCAAAGAAGAAAGAGGAAATACTCGCAGCGTGTGACTCCGCCCTCGGTACAAGAATCGGTTACATGGAGTGGTGGACACCTGACTACCTTTTCTACACGATGGAGAACGTCGTTCTAGGCAAGTTTAAGAATCCGCACTGGAACTATGAAGGTGAGACAACAGAGACTGATCAATACGGTAATGAGATCAAGGTAAAGACGAAGGGAAGCAATCATTTCAAGATCCCTCGTATTCCTTACGTATTCATGACGGTATTCAATACAGACGCACATCCTTACGACGATACGTCATTGATTGAGCAGACAAAGAACCTGCAAGACATGGTTTACGCGAGAATGCATCAAATCGAACGTAACGCAAAGAACACTAATGCTGGTATGCGTATCTCGGGTGATCATTTCACTCAAGAACAGGCAGGACGTGCAGCAAAGGCACTAGAGGACGGCAAAGCTGTATGGGTTCCAACAGGTGACGTAAATGCGTCTATCTCAAGAGACATTGCCCCAGCACTTCCGCAATTTATTTACAACTCATTACAAGACGGTAGACAAAGAATCATGTCTATTATCGGTGTTCAAGGCTCAACCCCTACGGGTATTAGTGGCCAAGAGACCGTTAGAGGTAAGATCCTAGCTAAGACTAGTGATGACTCGCGTATTGGCGGAGGTATTACAGAATATCTTGAACAGGTAGCCGATCAGATCTTTAACTGGATGGTCCAGCTTATGTACGTCTATTATGACGAGCCACACGTTGCCTCAATCATTGGAGACGAGGGCGCTCGTGAGTATGTAACGCTCAGATCATCTGATCTCGTTAACCAACAGCTATTCGTATCAGTCAAAGAAGGTTCGCTTATCCCTGACGATCCTCTCACCAAAGCGAACCAAGCTATTGATCTATACGGCGCAGGTGCTATCTCACTCCTTGATCTTCACAAGAGACTTGGAGACGGTAACCCTATGAAGACTGCAGGTAACGTAATACTTGAGAGACAGAACCCTATGGCCTTATATCCAGAGCTAGCGCAGCAAATGCCACAGCCTGAACAGCCACAGCCTCAAGGGGGCGGGGCTTCCGCAGGATCACAACCTGACCTTGCTGGCATTCCACCAGCTCAACCTGACGGTGGGCAGGCTCTAAGCCAGGACTTATTAAACTCAGTGCCAGTAGGCTAACTATGAAGTACAACCGACCAATGGGGATCTCACTCATGGATGAAACCCCACATCTTAAGCTCAACGATGAGCAACTCAAAAGCATTAAGAGCTGGGATGTAGGCAAGAAATACACCATCACTCTAAACGTAACCATGCATGAAAAAGAAATGTCTGGCCAAGGAGGGATTGAAGGGTGTTTCTACATCGACAAGGTGAGCGAATAAAACATTTTCATAAACTAATTTTAATGATATAATATGAGCATAGAGAAACTTATGGCGGGCGTTGAGGTCGAAGGTGCAGTCCCTGAGGATGAAACCAACGATCAGAATACCAACGAACAGGAGACAGAAACTTCTGAAGCTTCGCCAGCGGAAACCAAACTAACGGAAGAAGCGCCCTCGCAGGAAGGCGCACCAGACCAAGAAGCAGAAACTGAGGAAGCGAAAGCGGATACAGAAGAAGCTGACGGTAATATCCCTGACGAAACCAATAATCTACCGTTCAATAAGCACCCACGTTTCAAGGAAGTTATTGAAGAGAAAAACTACTTCAAAGAACGTACTGAGAGACTGGAGGCTCAAATCCAACAGTTGCAAGAAACAGTAAGACCTTTAACAGAGGCCGCAAAGCCTGCTGAGCAGGTCAAGATTCCTAAGTTCCTTGCTGATGTCTATGGTGAAGATCCAGAAGTCTATGCCGAGTTCGTTAATGAACAACGCAGGATCGCGCAAGCTGTCCTAGAAGAAAGATCTCGCCAAGAACAACAAGAACGTGAGCAATACCAAACAGCTAAGCAAAAAGAAGAAGCGTACATCTCTGAACAGTTTAAGATTATCGAGGATCAACACGGCGTACGCCTAGACCCTGGTACATCCGAACGTAACGAGTTTACGAAGTTCTACATCGAGAATCCTATTAGTAAGTTCGACGATGAAGGCAAACCTGTTTATGACATTGTTGGTGGGTATAACCTCTTTAAGAGGATCAAAGCCGCTGAAAGCGCCGTACCTTCATCCACGACACAAAAGAAAAAGGCTATTGCTTCACAGACGATAGATCGAACCGCTACCGCTCCAACACAATCAGGGCTAACTAGCGAACAGAAATCTAGGATGTCATTTAGTGAAATTGCTGCTCAAGCACTGAGGGATCAAGGACTATTCAACTAACCTATATATTGCCCTATGGCATTTTCTAACCGCGTCCTCACAACGACCCAAACCGCACTTTGGGACAAAGTTCAGGACACCGTGCTCAACTCAAACGTTGTAGCAACTCGTATCATGACCGCTCCTAAGAAGTGGACTGGTCGCCAGATCGAAAAACCTGTTAAGACTTCTAAAAACACCCTTACCACTATGTTCAGTGGCATGGATGTACTTCCTAACGCACAGGTCGATACCCGCCAAAAGATGGTATGGGATCCTTCCTTTGCTGCAACTCCAGTCACTCTTTCATTGACTGAGCTTGCTGTTAACGACACAACCGAACGCGTAATCGACTTGATGGGTCTTGAATTGGACTCCTCAACGCAAGACGCTGCTGACTTCATGGGTACTGCTTTCTACGGAAACGGTCTCGGTACATCTAGCAACTTCGCTGGTCTTGGTTACTTGGTTGATGACGGTACGGTTTCAGCTACCATTGGTGGTCTTTCCCGTGCTGCATACCCAACTCTTTCATCGACTGTTACTGCTTCAGGTGGTACAATCTCGCTTGATAAGATTGCTGCAAACTTTGACGCTCCTACTTCTGGTTCGATCCGTCCTTCCGTTGCTGCAACTACAAAAGCTATCTACTCTCTTTACGAGAAGCTCTTGACTCCACAAGACCGTATTAACAAGACTGTTTCCTTCACGAAGGACAAACGTCATGGTGGTACTGGTTATGTAACAGCTGATTACCGTGGTTGCCCTATCGTCGCTGACGAAAAATGTAATACTGGTGACTTTATCTTCATCAACGAAGACATGATCAACTGGTACGCTCTTTCTATGCCAATGGCTAAATCCATCGGTGCAGGTGGTGCAGATATCGAAGGTAACGACTACAAGAACATCTCAAGCCTCGGTTTCTCATGGTCTGACTTTGTAAAACCTACAAACGCAGCTGCTCTTGTTTCTCAAATCTACATTGCTGGTCAATTCATTGCTGAGAACCCAAAACGTTGCGCAAAACTCACTGGCGTTACATCAACGTAATTCTGGTTCTTATTCACTAATCTATAAACTATGTCACATCTATCAGGTGCTACACAGGTTGCAGGTCAAGACATCTTTGTCTCGTCTGCTAACCAAAACACCAAGCTCGGCGCTCTTGCTTCGACTGGTGATGGACGCACATATCGCTACGCTTCCGTAGGCGCTGTTGCTGCTGTTCCAGGTAAGCTCTATCAATCCGCTGCTGAAGTAACGAACCATCAAAACCTTGCCCCTACGGCAGACGGTGCTGTTGGTGATAAAGCTATCACTGTAACTCTCGGTGCTACGGCTGCTACAGCTAACCAATATGCTGGTGGTTTCGTTATGATCACCACCTCAACAGGTGCAGGCTATATGTACGAAATTGCTTCACACCCTGCAGCAGATTCTGCAGCAACGCTTAAGCTCACTCTTGTAGACGCATTGCTTACTACAACAGCTTCCGCTTCAACAAAGGTTGATCTTATCCCTAACCCTTTCTCCGTTATCGTTGTTAATCCAGCTACTGCTACATCGGCTCCAGTAGGTGCTGCTGTCTTCACTACTGGTGTTGGCGAATACGGTTTTGTACAGGTTTCTGGTCCTACGAACTTGCTCGCTGACGGTGCGGTTGTAGTAGGTACAAACGTAGCTGCTTCAAACGCTACGGCTGGTGCTGTAGAGGCACACACAGGCGTACAAGCTCTTGTAGGTCGTGCTTTGGCTGGTATCGCTACCACCCAATACGGAGCTATCTACCTTACCCTCGGTTAATCTATTAAACTTAAATGAATCAATATGATGACTAAATACTTCTTTAATTGGACAGACGCTGATCTAAGCCAAATGTATAATAGTGAGAACTGGGACTTTAAGGCAGGTTCACATATGCTCTTAAAAGAACCACTTGCTGATTTCTTTGCTGGTAAACTTACAGACCGTGAGTTACAGAAGGCAGGGCTACAGGTCGATGACGCTAATCGCGCTGAGTACATGGCTAAATGCTTTCAATCCCCAGAAGGCGCAGAAGACATGGGTGATCTATCCGAGATCTCGTCTGAAAAGACTGAGGCTTTGATTATGAATGCCGAAGCTAAGCGTAAAGCTCCAAAGAAAAAGACAGTAAAGTCTGATGATGATTCATTCGAAGGTTTGAAATAGGTATGAGGCTTCTTGCGCCAACGCGCAGAACGCCTAACGCTAAAAGCGGCGTAGTCCCTCCAAGTTCCAATAAGGAGCTAGAGGAGCTACGCCGCCACATAGCGGAATATAGCGCTGAGGCTAATAAGCAAACGTTACGTCTCAAAGACCTTCGCAATGAATATACAGAGGCGAAAGCTAAGTATAGCGAATCTATCGACAAGTTATCGGATCAGTACGCAGAAAAGGAACGCGAGCTATCTATCAAGATAAGTTCTCTAGAATCTAAGGCTGAACAGCTTGAGAAAAGCATAGAGGCTACAGATTACAAGAAGAAACTTATTGAGCTTGAGCAGTCCTTAAAAGACGTTGAGAATGAT